TTACAAATTATCTAATCAAGAAATCAAAACAATCATAACCGCAATGGTAATTGGATAGGAGGAAATAACATGTTAGTAGTTAACAAGAGAACTGGTCAGGTTGAAGAATTTAGCACTTTTGAACACTATATGGATGATGAACTTCGTGAACGTGTCGCGTGGGAACTTGCACCGTGCAGTGATAAGGATTTCATGGATCGCTATGTATATCTTCACTATGAAACTTTTGCAGAAGAATTTGAGATTAATTAAGGAGGAAACGAATGTACATAGACTTTAAAGAAGCTTTAGACATTGAACTGAAGGACTTACATTATTTAGAAAAAAGACATGATTTAGCCCCAAAGCGTTGGTACGAAATGTATGGATTTCTGATCATACCGATTGAATGTAAATATTATATTAAAACACAATTTAATAGAATTTTTGGGGATTTTCCGACAAAAGAAGAAGCAGAAGAATATATTCTACTTTATTTAAAAAATAACTATCTTTTCTTTGAAATTCCTGAAAATGAAAAAGAAAACTTTGAATGTATTGCAAAATCATGGGAAGATCGAATTTATGAAGATAAAGATGATTGGAGATTACATTTAACCATACATGGGAATTACATTGAAAATCCTGAGGGTTACATATATCATCGCCGATATTACAAAGTCAGTACAGCGATTGCAGATATTGCATATAGAAAGAGACATCGAAAACCGCCACAGACAGAAAATGAGAAAAAGGGAATTAATCCAGAAACAGGAAGGTATATTTCCAGATACTTTGCAAATAAAGCGAATAGTGAAAGAAAAAAGATCGTAAAAGTTGAAAATGAATACGTTCTAATGGATGAGACAGAATATTATGAATATAGGAAAAAATAACCGACAATATTTTTGGATAGGAATTGTAATGTTACTGCTTGAGTTTATTATAATTTTCTTTTAAAGTATTACAGGAAAGGATAAAAATAAAATGAAAAAACAATATTTTTGGATAGGCATTGTAATCATAGCCCTTGGAGTATTATATTTTGGTTATAACTTATTTGTCTACTTACACACAATGAATATTTACAGTGAGGTGTTGCAGAATCTATGAGAAAAATTGAAGCATTATTTGAAATACGTGATAGAATATATAGAGATCAATCGTATAGTTTGTGGTATAATTTAGTTACTGATGATGTATGCTTAGATTTAAAGGATACAGAATGTGATCAAGTGAAATTAGGTTGGATAGATATTACCGATAAATTAGAGCGAATTGATATTTTAGATTTAAATCGTGTCATTAAAGAATTGAGAGATTCTTTATTGAATATATAATCTTTTCTTTTTTAAAATAGGAGGAAATAAAATGAACGAATTAAGTGTACAGAAAACAGTGCAGACATTACCTGAAGAATTGAAAATGAATGTTTTCAATGCTTTGAACAATCCTGATTACAAAGTTTCAGACTGTTACGGTCAGCAGATTGAAGTGCAGGCTTGGTTAGTTTATCCAGTAGAAATGAAATCACAGCAGACAGGGGAAATTGAAGTATTGCCAAGAACAATTATCATTGACACAGCAGGTAAATCTTATTCTGCGTTATCCAGAGGGTTTGCGGGTGCTGTAAGAAATTATCAGTTGATCTTTGGCGAGGAAGTTATTTTGAACAAACCGATTACTATTGAAATTCGTCAGGAAGGAACAGGAATGAAAAAGTATGCCACATTTAATTTAGTATAGGAGTTAAAATATGGCAAAGAAGCCGAAACTAACACAGGCTTACCGTAAGCGGCGGCAATTCGCCGCTTCTGCGGTAAGAAGTTATAACGCTGCGGTCACAAGGATTGAAAAACAGTTTGGCAAGACCTATGCACCTCCGCGGCGATCTGTGGATGAACTAATGAAGAACTTTCCAAACATGAAAGCATTACGTTCTGAAGTAAAGCAGATGAAGAAAATACCATCACCGAAGAATCTTGAAATTGTGAGAGTAAAAGACGTTTTAACATCTACTTATGCCATATCAGAAACGGCGAGATTAAATCAGAGAAGAAACGAAAAGAGAAGAAAAAGAGCAGAAAAATATGGTAGGTTTGTAGAAGGAAGATCTGGATGGACAGCATCACAAGAAAAAAGTTTGCAAGAACCTGTGCCCTTTGATGAAGCCCGTTTTAACGACCCAAATCAATGGTCAAGGTTTAAACGAAATCTAATGATTGACTTATCAAAAGAAAGAAATGTTGATTCTTATTATCAAAACTATTTAAACGGGATAGAAGATGAATTAGGTCCAGAAATACGAGGAGTAGTGGAGGAAGCGCTGGGAGATATTAGTCCGGAAGAATTTTACCAATTAGCGTTAACCGAAGATTATAGAGATGTATTTACAATCGAATTTATAATTTACATGCCAATTTCCGCAGAGCAGAAAATTCAAGAATTATTATGGGGAATTGAGCAAGTAAAATCCTATGCCTAAGACGGAGATTTTTGCGGCAGATTTTGAAACAACAACGGATCCAGAAAAAACGGAAGTTTGGGCATGGGGGATTAGTAATTTAGATTGTATGTCACCCTTTGAATGCGGGACAAATATTCAATCTTTTATTGAATTTTGTTATAAATTGAAGAAACGAAGCAAAATCTATTTTCACAATCTCAAATTTGACGGAAGTTTTATTGTAAATTATTTATTACAAAACGGATGGACACATAAGCAAGAGAAGTTAGAAGAAGCATGTGAATTTCGTACATTAATTACCGATCGTAACCAATGGTATAAAATTGAATGCAATTTTTACTATACGACCCAGAAAAGAGTAACGAAAATTTTTAAAGTTACTTTCGTTGATTCATTGAAGTTGATTCCTATGCCGATTAGTAAAATGCCAAAGACATTTAACTTGGGAATTGAGAAGTTAGAAATTGATTACGATGAAGAACGAGAAATTGGAGGATCGTTATCTCAGCAAGATTTTGAGTATTTAAAAAATGATGTCATTATTTTAAGGGACTCGTTAAATCAAATGTTTGAGAATAACATCAACCGACTAACGTTATCTTCTGCGGCGATGAATGACTTGAAAGAAACGATAGGAAAACGAAAATTTGAAAGAATCTTTCCAATTTTGCAAAATGATGAACCATATCTAACGAATTTAAACTTATCAAAGCAAGAAAATTTAGCATTATCTATTGATAAAGAGTTACGGCATGCCTATCGCGGTGGATGGACTTATTTAAAAAAAGGATATGAGGGAAAAGAATTTGAGAATGTAGTTGTTTACGACGTAAATTCTCTTTACCCTTATGTCATGTCAGAAAATATATTTCCATTCGGAGCGCCGATCATCACCCATGATCTGGAAGAGATAACCGGATATAGTCTTTTTATTATTAATTTTGATTGTGAATTTTGGTTGAAAGATGGTAAATTACCTACGATACAGATTAAAAATTCACAATTATTTAATGGAAGAGAGTATCTGGAAAATAGTAAAAGTGAAATTGTGAATTTAACCTTAACTTCGGTTGACTATGAAATGTTTTTAGAACATTATGAAGTTGCGTATTTTAAAATGCATAAGGTTTACTATTTTCGTGGCACAGAGAATCTCTTCACTGAGTTCATCCAAAAATGGGCGGCAGTAAAAGAAAAGGCAGGAAGAGAAGGGAATAATGGATTACGTTTTATTTCAAAACAGATGCAAAATTCAACTTATGGAAAATTTGCGACGAATCCGTTAAAATCACAAAAAATTCCTTACTTAGAAAATAATATTTTACGATTTCAAACAATGTCACCAGAATTTCGTCCAGAATATTATTTACCTGTTGGGTTATTCGTGACTGCATATGCAAGAAAGCATATCATATCTTATGCACAGAAAAATTACGATAGCTTTATTTACTGCGACACAGATTCATTACATTTAAAAGAAAAATCAGACAATATCCCTTTGGACAATGAAAAATTAGGATATTTTAAAATTGAAAAAGAATTTGATCGAGCAAGATATATCAGAGCGAAACGATACATTGGAGAAAAAGATGGTGAGTTATTAATCACCTGTGCAGGTCTACCAGCAAAATGCTATGAACAAGTTACGTATGATAATTTTAAAACAGGTCAGATTTACACAGGAAAATTAATGCTTACGCAAACGGAAGGCGGGGCTGTATTAATTGAAACTACTTTTAATTTAAAATAGACTATACACACATTTTTTGATATAATAATTATGTACAGGTTAGCGGAAATAATGATGAAGGGAATCCACGGATTAAGCCCCGCCCGGACATCCATGGCTATGGGAATAGTGTTATTCTGCGCCTGTACATTCTTAAAAAGGGGCGAAAGAATGTATTATAGTTATGAAAATTGTTTAGAAAAGAAAGCGTTATTTAATTTTATTACCGGAGAGCGAGGAAACGGAAAGACTTACGGTTTTAAAACGCAGATTGCTTGTAAAAATTATTTTGAAAAAGATGAAAATTTTGTTTATTTACGAAGATTTGAAACAGAATTAGTAAAGGCGGCAAAGTCTTTTTTTAAAGATATTGAGCATTTATATCCGGAGCATGAATTTAAAGTAACGACGGGGAAAAGCGGAACTTTTTTCTATGAGCGTGGACGTGAAGTAGAAAAAGGTGGATGGAAGCTTATGGGGTATGGAGTGGATTTAAATACCGGAGGGAAAGATAAGTCCGTATCTTACGCTGGAGTTACTTCCATATGTTTTGATGAATTTCAGAGCAAGAAATACTTAAAAAATGAGATTCGCTTATTTTTGGACCTTTATGAAACGATATCTCGAATGAATGATGTTCCGGTATATTTTCTATCCAATAGTATTAATGTTTCCAATGTTTATTATGATTATTTTAACTTATCCCAGCCTTACGGGAAAAAGCGTTGGAAACTAACGGATAATGGGTTAATTTACTTGGAGCACACCTTATCGCAAGATTATCGAGATGCGAAAAAGTCAACTCGTTTCGGGCAATTGATTGAGGGTTCTAAGTTTGGACAATATGCAATAGATAACGAATATGTTGAAGATACTAAGGACTTTATTAAAAAGAAAACCGGAGATGTCAAGAGCGTATGCAATCTTGTGTATCTGGATAATGAGTATGGGCTTTGGTTTGATCGCAGAAATGGGTACCTGTATATGGATTCTACTTTCGACAAGTCACGTGTAACGTATGCATTAACCAGAGAAGACCATACCGAAAATACCTATTTTGCAAATCGAGGAAGAAAAATCGCGTGGCTGAATCTGATGATTCAGGGATATGAGCAGGGATTTCTATATTTTGAAAACCAGCGCGTCAAGCGGATTGGTTTGGAGATTTTAAATATGATCCGTTAAAGGAGGGTCGAATGGAACAGATTATGTCTTATATTTCCACGGTAGGATTTCCGATCGTGATGTGTCTGCTTTTTTATTATCAAATGACAAAGTCAGATGAACACATGAATGAAATGTTAACACAGATTAAGGTTATGGTGGAAGAAATTAAAAAGGCGGTAAACAATGGCGGTACAGACGTATAGCATGAGAACTGACGCAAACACCAATGTATCGGCACATTTTAAGGTTCGCGAGTTTGCGTGTAATGATGGATCGGATACCGTGCTGATCGACGATGCTCTTGCCGAACGATTGGAGCGGATTCGCGGCGTTTTCGGGTCGGGGATCACAATAACGTCCGGGTACCGTACCCCATCGTATAATGCCGCGGTAGGTGGTGCGGCATCCAGTCAGCATACCAAGGGGAGAGCCGCTGATATTCAGCTTCGAGGTGTACCGCCCTTAGCTGTAGCAAACTACGTGGAAGAAACCTTTTCGACCGGGGGAATCGGTGTTTACGGTACTTTTACCCATGTGGATACGCGAAGCTCTCGTGTTATTTGGAAAAATAACGGTTCGAACACCGTGAGCAGTACCGGGGCCTCCGAAGGTTATTGGCGTGAATTTCAGAACGGCGCCGATCCCGGCGGCGGGGGAGAAGGCGGGGGCGGAGAGTCCGGAGCGATTGATGTTACGATCCGTAGATTTACGGTAGTCTTTAAGCGTCCCAACGGGAAAACGTATACCGCAACCTACTTTCCTTCCTATTGCAATGGATGGTGGTATTTTAACGATAGTGAGTTTTATCGTTGCGATGAAATCCTTGGAAATTATCAGCAGTATTTTAAAGCTGGCTATTGGGCGCATATTACGCACATTCAAAATATATCGGCGTCGAATGTACATTTAACAGGAGGTTCGGATGGTTAGTACTTTTACGAATTTAGACTATCAAGTGGGTAAGTATTTTAAAGTAAGAGAATTTCAGTCAAAAGATGGATATCCTACCGTTTTAATCGATGATAATTTAGTCGATCTGTTGGATCAAATCCGAGAATATTTTGGAAAACCTGTGGTCATTACTTCGGGATATCGCACGAAGTCGCATAATGCGGCAGTTGGAGGTGTATCCAATTCTCAGCATACGCTTGGAAAAGCCGCAGATATACAGGTAACCGGAGTTCCCCCAGCCGCAGTGCAGACCTATGTCTATGATCATAGTAAATATACGGTTGGAACTTATACGACGTTTACTCATGTAGATACCCGAACAACCGTGAAGTTATTCCGTGGGAATACGGAATTTGTTCGAACAAATTATGAAAAATATAAAGCCGAAGAAATTAAGGAGGAAACAGAAATGGCAGAAAAAAGATATCAGAAATTAGAAGAAATTCCTGATTACGCAAAAGAAGTTATTGAAGATTTGATTAAATCTGATATAATTAAAGGTACAGGTGAGGGATTAAATTTGACAGAAGATATGCTCCGTGTGATTGTTATTTGCTATCGTATGGCTCTTACGAACGCAAATAATATTTATCAGCTTGCGAAAAATTTAGGAGGTGAAACGAAATGACAGTATATGAAGCGTTAGACATTGTAAGTCAGGGATTTGTTGATTCTGATGAAGGTTTGACTGCGGTAAAAATAATTGCTGATTACAACAAAGAATTAGAAGGTAAAATTGTTACTTTGGATGAAGCGTTAGCTGCCGCTCATGCAGAAAAAGATGATGCCTTAAATTCTTATAATGATTTAAAAAGGCGCTATGTAGAAAGGTTTATGAACGGAGATTCTACGGTGGACTCTGATACGACCGTATTAGATGAAGGAGAAACTGCGCATAGCGCAGAAGAACTTACTTATGATGATGTCTTTGTGACAGAAGAAAATTAAGAGGTGTGAAATGCCAACAAAACCAAAAAATGTGAAATTAGCAAAAAACGGTGTAGATATTTTAAATGCGGTTCGTAATGACGCATCCCTTTCCTTTCAGGAAAGAGTTCCTGTAGCAACGCAGGAAGATATTAAGACTTACGGTTCTGCGGTTCTCAATTTTCCGGGACTGGCAAATGAGTTCCTCGATGCACTGGTAAACCGTATTGGTAAGGTGATTCTTAGCTCGCGTCTCTATAAGAATCCGTTTGCTATGCTGAAAAAGGGTATGCTTGATTACGGAGAAACCATTGAAGAAGTATACACTTCTCTTGCTAAGGCAAAGATTTACGATCCTCAGACAGCGGAAACGGAGTTCATGAAACGTGAAATTCCGGATGTAAAGTCTATTTTCCATAAGCTGGACTATCAGAACTTCTTTAAAACGACGATTCAGAGAAGAGATCTGGAAAGAGCGTTCCTTTCAGAGGATGGTGTTTACAATCTGGTAAGCGATATTATTTCCAGCCTGTACTCTGGTATGGAATATGACGAATTTATTACCATGAAGCAGTTGATTGTAGAATATGCAAAGAAAGGGTTATTCTATGAAGTGGAAATCCCGACGGTTACTGCAGAAAACATGAAGTCGATCATTTCTACGGTAAAGGGTTACAGCAATAAGCTGACCTTTATGTCCACGCAGTACAACGCTATGGGAGTTCCGACCTATACGGACCGCAGTTCACAGATTATCTTCATCGACGCAGAATTTGATGCAATGATGGATGTGGAAGTACTGGCTTCCGCATTTAACATGGATAAAGCAGAGTTCATGGGAAGAAGAATCTTAATTGATAACTTCGGTGAGCTTACCGGGGCAAAACTGCTTCTGTGTGACGAAAGCTTTTTCCAGATCTATGACGTACTTCTTCAGTTTGAAGATGTTCGCAACCCGGAAGGACTGTACTGGAACTATTTCCTTCATAAGTGGACGGTATTTTCTGTTTCTCGTTTTGCAAATGCGATTCTGTTTACTGTTCCAGATAATGAGATTACAGGAATTACACTGAATCCATCTAACAGTATCATTCAGAAATCTCAGTTGCCAAAAGATGTGACCATCAATGCGACGATCAAGTCCACGGGCACGGTAGATGATACCCTTGAGTGGGAAATGACCGGAAATGAATCTACCGAAACAACCATGACGGTTGTAAATAATACTCAGGTTCGAGTACATGTTTCTGCAAATGAAAAGATTCCAAACACGTTTAACATTATTGCAAAATCGAAGTATTTTCCAGTTAGCCAGACGGCTACCATTTCGACGAAGGAAAATATTTAACTCTACTCCTTTCCTTTTACTATATGATAGCCTACCATTCTTTGGTGGGCTATCGCTGAATTGGAGGTAAAAAATGATTCGTCCTTTAATTGGCCCATCCACAACGGTAAGAGTTTGCCAATCTATTCCGCTGGATAATACCTACACGGATACGATACTTTTTACGTCAAAGAGTGCGCAAGAAAGTTATTTTGCGGGTAAAACGAAAAAGACATATTCCGGTTTGACTTATCAGCGGTTAGCATCCAACTCTTCGACTTGGGCAATCTTTCTGGAAGACGTAGCAGATTATTTCTATGATTGTAACTATCTATGTTTTCAGAATGGAGGGTTTGGTAATAAGTGGCTTTATGCCTTTATTTCCGATATTTTGTATATCAACGAAAATTGCACGGCAATTACTTTTGAAATTGATGTCATGCAAACATGGCTTTTCGATTTTGAAATTAAAAAATCCTTTATCGAGCGTATGCATGTTTCGGATGATACTATCTCACGAAATGTGGTGGAAGAAGATTTGAACTTCATGCAACGTTATGAATATTATAAGGTGGAAAATTCCGGATTATTTGAACCTGTCACTCGCGCTACACCGGGTGAATTTGATAATAATTTAGATTACAGATCATTAATTTTGGTTACCACCTCAGAAGATATTGATGATGAAGATGAAGTAAAAGAGGGTCAATTAATCCAAAACACCTATCAAGGATTAAAATATATTGGCTTCGATTTGGAACAAGATGGAGTTAAAAATTGCAACGCTTGGTTAAAGCGAATGAATGAAGGTGGAAAAGCTGGGGCGATTAGCAGTATTAGCATGGTGCCTTGGAAAGGCGTTTCTGTTACTCCGGCAGGTCATGGGAAATATGAGGTAACTGCTATTTCCGGTACCGCGGTTGTTGATGAAAAAGAATACGACATCAATTATTCAACCCTTGATGATGATTATGTGCCGAAAAACAATAAGCTGTTCTGCTGGCCTTATCATTTCTTCAGTATTACCACGCTCGACGGTCAAAGTTACGATTACAAATATGAGGATATTATAGAAAGCGATCCTACTCCGGGAGCAACGAAGATGAAGTTTAAATTTAAGTTTGCTTTCGGCGCAGATCCTACCTATTTTATGTATCCTTCATACTATATGAAGTGCAATAATAACTACGATTACGGTATCAAACTTTCTGGTTTTCCAAAATGCAATTGGAACTTTGGTGTATGGGAGAACTACTATGCACAGCAAGATACCAATATTACCTTGAGTATGTTAGCTTCGGCATTAGGTTCGGCAAACCAAGCAGCAAGCGGTGTGATGAACTCTTCGGGAGGTTCCAAGGGTTCCTTAGCTGCAAGCGCGGGAATGTCTATTGCACAGGCTGGTATGGGAGCCTTACAGGCTGGGCTGAATACTTTCGGCGGATTATCCGTAGTCAAAAGCCAACCAGACCAGAGCAAAGGCGCAAACAATGTCGGCGGCGTGAATTACAACATGGAAACGATGGATTTTTGGATTATTCATAAGCGTCTCCACTGGGGCTATGTTGTAAAAATTGATGATTACTTTACGAAGTTTGGATATCGCGTCAATAGTACCGGGGTACCTAATTTATATACAAGAAAATACTGGAACTACCTGAAGTTAGATCAACCATCGGTGACCGGAAACATGCCTGTAGGAGATATGCGAATGATCAAGCAGATTTTATCCAACGGGATCACGTTCTGGCATACCACAGATGTTGGAAATTATGATCTAAATAATAATGAAGGAGTGTTAGGACATTGAGAAACAGGGGTTTACCATTAGAATGGTCGGACAAAACAATTCTAAGGATGAAAAACGCGATATTTCACGATTATTACAATCGGATTCGAAATATCGCCTTATCGCGTTATGAGTGGAGAGATCTTCCGGACGATATGAATGAAAGATATATCGAATGGTTGCTATTTTACAACGGAAAATGTGTCTTCTTTTACGATGAAATTCTGGAAAAATATCTCTCGCTTCAATGTACGACTACCGGTGAGATGGATTTTTATAATCTGCCGAAAAAAGTCACAGCGTATAGTACAAATGTAAATTATACCTACAAAGAATTGGATATGAAAAACTGTGCTCTGTGTTTCAATAATTTAAGCTGGTTACCCGATGAACCGACCGCTTATCTCTTCGCACAGAAATTGACCAGTATTGAAATGAATATTCTTTCCAATGTGGAATTGCAAAAGTTCGCGCTGATTGTCAAAACACCAGAGAAAAAGAAACTGACCTATAAGAACCTAATGCAGAAGTTCTTTGGCTATCAACCGTTTATTATGACTTCGGAAGGAACACCGATTGATAACATTGAAATTTTGAATCAAAATATTCCATATATCGCAGATAAGTTGCAGATCCAAAAGATTAATACATGGAAAGAAATGTTATCTGCCTTTGGTATCGTTACCCCCGCTTCGGAAAAGACGGAACGCCTTGTTTCGAATGAAGTAACCGCTGGGTTAGGATATTCCGAAATGGCCCAGAATGTAGGTCTTGTGTCACGGCGCCAAGCGGTAGAACATTTCAATGAACTCTTTGGTACGAACGTATCCGTAGACTTTCGTTCCAACCTTTACGCAGATATTCTGGGAGAAAATACACATGGTTATACTTATAATACCCATCAGGATAATTCAGAAGATGATACCTTCTCTACGCAAAGAACTGCGCGTCAGTCCAAGGGGGTGAGCAGTAGTGAGTAGCACAACAACTATGGTGCGCTGGTATTGCGAATATTTGTATAACCAAGTAATCAACGACAATACCAAGCCCCCAAATAATTGGGTCACGGATGTAAATACCATCATCCCCGCCGTATGGGAAAAGATATTTTATGAGTTTCCCATCTGGGAAGAATCCTATCGACCTACCCTCTGCCAAAAGATTTTACGGCATTATTACTTCCGGGAAATTGGCGAGGAAACGGTAGAGTTTTGGAAACTACGTCTACAGCAAACCCTCGGCGAGATCATGCCGTACTATATTCAGCTCTGGGAAACGACACAAGTAGAATATGAAAAACTCTGGACAAGAAACTATATTTAAAAATATCTCGGAAAAGAGAATCGTACCGAATACAAGACATCAAACGAATCAAGCGACTATCATGACACTGCGACAACTTCTGATACAGCAAATACGTTAACTGATTTTACCGACGATGCCAAGACCAATATCAAACAGACGGGAAAAACAC